CATGATAACCTCTTTGCATCCTATTATATCATATCAGCAAGATCTGAGAGATTAATAATTGGGAAGACCATGCTATTTTTCCCTTTGCTCTGCTTCCTCAGAATCTGATTAAACCGCTTCGACCTTTGTATAATACAATGTACGCATATATACAGATCATCAAAGTCCAACCTAAGAACCTCGCTAGGAAGTTTTCCATAAGTACGAGCAACAAGATCAATAAGAAATACATAATTAGGATCATCCTTGAAATCGTTGTAACCGTTCTATTGCCTCCTGTTGGCCTTGCATAGCTTTATTTATAATGTTGTTACGGTCTTCTGTTGTAAATACACCTACCCATAGAACATTTTGATCTGCATTCATTTGTTCCATAGCATGACAAAGTGTGATATTCTCCCAAGTTACACCATCTTGAGAGGCTCTTTTGATAACCTTACAGAGTATCTTATCTTGGTCCTCTGATATCCTTGCCATTGTTTCTGGTCTGATCGATTTTGCAAAGTCCAGAAGTCTAAGAAGTTCTGTTTCATCTAGTCCTTCCATTCCTTCCTTATCTGCTTTTTCTCTTATTTGGTCAATGTTACTAAGACCTTGCTGTTTGTTATTCATCAAGACCTCTTGTGCCAAAAGAGAAGAACCTAGACCGATCTGTTCTATTTCAGGGGCTGTCAATATTCTTCCTTCAATAAGCAATTTACCACCGAAACATTCTACTTGAAATGTAGATGCTTCAGCGATCTCCTTTAATATTTGCATTGTTCCTGTCCTTTATTTTATTGATCCTTTTATCTATATAGTGATTTGTTAATTCTGTCTTCCTTTTTAGATATTTGCTTAATACTTCGAGTTCATAATCTTTTAATTTCCTATCGCTATAAATAACCTGATAAAGTTGCTGATAGTTTAAAGGTGTTGTTTTGGATAATATCTCGATGGTAGTTTCACATTTTCTAAGGATATACTCTAATAGTTTTTTATCCATTAATTTGCAACAGCAGAAGATTGTTGATTTGTTATCTTGATCTGTATTGCTTCATCAACTGCATCAGATTCACCTACAAACGTCATAGTTCTTTCAATAGGTCCAAAGGTATTGATCGCATCATCATAGTCAACTACATAAGCATTTCTAATCGTTATTTCACATATATCTGTTCCATTTGTCAAAGTAAACACTGCATCAGATTGTGTCCCTGCGATAAAGTTATCAAACAATAGATTATCTTCCATCTCTAGAGTAACGGATAGAGTAACGTCCTTAACATCAGATACAACTGGTTCGAGTGTCTTCTTATCACCCAATACATTACGACGTTCTAACTTATTATCAAGTGTGAATTCAAAAGACTTCATTGCAAAGTTATTACCACTGTATGAAAGATTACCACATTCAAAGTGAAACATTTGCTTACCTGATCCAAATGAAGAAGTTAATGCAGCTGCCCTTGATTGTGAATCTTGTGCAATAATCTCAAATGATGCGGTTATCTCTTCTCCTGCCGATCCTGAGATATTCATAGATGCAACCTTACAACCTAAGAAGATCTCTTTTGAGTTGCTGATTCCTGTACCTCTTTGAAGTGCAATAGATAAAGATGGAACTGTTCCATCTGCTGTTGGGATATACAAATGTTCATAAGGGCCAGCACCTGAAGTCGTTGCATTACCTACAGCGGCTTTAATAAGCATTCCTGTCCCTTCATAAAGCAAAGGAAGATCTATAGAACCTCCACAGTTTAAGAATGCTTCGAAATGACCATTCTGAAAACCACCGCCACCGGATTGAGATAAATGTGTTTTCCGTTCCTTCTCTTGTGTCTTCTGGAAACTTGCAGAGATGATTCTATTATCAACTCCCATGGCTCCTGCTATGGTTCCATAAGTTGATTCTTCCCCTAATTTAATAAATGCACCGCGTCCGAATTGTAATGGCATGGTAACCTCCTAAGATGGTAAAAGTTTGCGTACTTGTAATAAAGCACTTTGTATTAATTTTTCTGAGTCTGTTGTTACAACAATACTTCTAATGACATAATCAGTATTATCAGATCCTGCTTTGATCCTATATCTGATCCAACCGTTAATAACTCTTGTGTCTCCTAATGTAAACATGGCTGTTTGATTTGTTGGTGTACTGTCTAATACTTCTACTTTTGTGCTACTGATACCTTTAAAATCTAGCCTTTCATTAAATGGCAATGATCTTGGGGCTAATAACTGAGAAGCAGGAAACCATACGTCTATTTCTTCATCAGGATCTTTTTGAAAGATTGTAGTGGGAATGGTTGATAATCCTGATCTACCTTGAAAGTTTACGACGTTGCCAAACGGCGCACCTAAATAAATGTATCCAGTCAAAGACGATACAATAGTAACAGACGTACCATGATCGGTTGATTCTGTTTCAAAATCCCAATACAGATAAATAACATGCATAGAACTTTCTTCATCTGTTAGAATTTGAAATACTTTTATAGATAGTGTTCTAGATGAAAATACAAATCCCTTTTCAAAGGTCACTTTTGTATCACCACTTTTATCTGTGACTACAATATCATTTCCATCACTTCTAATATTTTCCCAAAAATCATCGTAGTCGCTAGGAACATTAAAAACAACTTGTGCGTTTGCTCCTGTGTGACCAGAACCATCCACAATTATAGGTATTCTTCTTTTATAATTTTCATCGTACCAACTCATCTATACACCAAACTGAGATTGATGGGATACTCTCACCTCTAATAATGAGATCCCTGTGTTAGATATACCATATTCCTCACCATCAAGAGCGGTAAAATTAACAATTACATCTTGAGTAAGACCAGATAATCCTAGTGTTCGATCTGAAGTGATTGCTTTTTGAATATCACCGGCAAGATTCATGGCATTCTTAATTCTAGTTTCTAAAACATCCCCACCTGCATAACATACAATTTGATATACAGATTCACCTATATATCTTCCTAATGTTCTTCCTTGTTGTTCTATGGTATCAACGAAAACGATACTAGCAGAAGGAACCTGTGGAGCATTCACAACAGCACCAATAACAACACGACCGGATAGATCAAGACCTGAAAAACCGCTCGAAAAATCAGCACCTGTTAAAGTCTTCAATCTAGACAATACTTGTACATGTATAATATCAGCCATCAATCTGCTCCCAAAGCAACATTAAGAAGAGAAGATAGCCTATCAGGAAGACGTTGAGATTCTGCATTGACAGCCCGACCCAAAAACAAACGAGGCTTGATAAACCGAGTACCATATTCAACATATTCAGCATAATCCACGTCTGATCCAGAGGTAGATCCGCCTGCTCTTAGTACTACCCTAGGAGATCCCAAGGGAGCATCTACAAGACCTGTGATAGAAGATCTAAGTCTTCCTGTTTGGACTTTTGGATAAGAGGTAGCATTGATCTTTGCATCTCTTTCCATTCTTAGAGCGGATCGAATAAGAACCCGCTCTAACTCCTGAAGAAGCCTATTATCTGCTTCTCTTACTCGCTTAAGAAAATCATCAAAAGATAGTTGAGACATTTCTATATCCTCTTAGTATCTCGCGAACTTCTAAAGGCATTGTTCTAGGCGATAATGTAACTGTACTATTTCTTTGAGTGATAGATACATTTCCCTGATTGCTTTTTGCACGTTGTAAATGACTACAATACACACAAATAGCATGTACAAGGTCTGAAGGTGGGTTTGATGTACTGAAACCAAAAGAACCAACAATTTTGATAGCTCTAAATCCAGTGTCAAAAGAATCTGGAGAAGTATCTTTGAGGATGATTCTTCCTAGTTCTTTATCTATCTCATATTGAGATCCCTCTATCAGTGTATCAGAACCATATACCCGATTAACGTCAGAATGAATTGACGTGATCGAGATGATCGGCTTAATTGGTGATTGTAGTACATATTCAAGACCGTACATAGGTTTATCAGCAAATAATGTATACGTAGACGAATCTAAACCGTAAGAAGTTGCAGAATCTGCTAAAGGAAAACCCAAGTATCGAGCGATAAAGCCTTCTACTCGGGTAATAAGTGAGGTTAGATCTGCATCAATACTAGATCCTTGTATCTCCGGAAGATACTCTTTTAATACTGATACAGATACCAAACTCATTCATTTAAATCCTATATGTCTCTAGCAGGTACACACTTCAAATAAAATGCAATATCAGTAGCACTAGCCAAAGAACCAGTGAAATCTAACTTTAATTGTATTGCTTGATCTTTCTCGTATCGAGGAGAAACACCATTTTGAAGAACCATAGGAACAGGAGCATTTTCAGCAAAACCTGAAGCCTGTGAATCAGCAATCAATAACTTTGTAGCATCATCATCAGCATATACTTCACATGATACCTTTGGAGAAGCACCAGAAGCAACAGCAACAGAACATATAATATGAGCGGATTCAATACGACAATCAACAGGAGCAGGAACCGCAACAGTGACATCCGTAGATTGAACATTACCCAATTTGTAAGATAATATAAACATTTGTAAACTCCTTAAAGATTAAATAGGTAAGTTAAAGCCATAAGCAACATTTTTCAAAGCATCAGCATCTGGAGAATCCATACATGCACGCATTGTAGAAACAAGTTGTATAGCACCAGTAGTAATATCCTTATCTGACTCAATAGTTATTTGTCGTCTAACATATTGATACCATGAATCAGTATTGAATACTAAGAATCCTGTTTTGTCTTTTGTTGCATTGTCATAAAGACCCGCAGCATTCATATCAGAAGACATGAAACGTGACATTACAATAGGTATACCAGCCAAACTAGCCAACTGTCCCGTGAGAACCGTAGCCTGTGCACCAAACTTCTCAAGTGTTACGACCTGCTCAAGTTGTAAGAAGTTTGCAACAAGTGCTTCAGGAGATACAACGCAAACTTTGTTTCCTACAGCAAGTTCCCCAAGTTGAGAAACAACAGACATAAATTCAGCAAATGACATGGCGGTTCCACCGATATCAACAGTTGAAGATTTGTCAAAAGAAGCTGCTCTCATTCCTAAGAACAAACGACGATGATCAGAAGATCCGCCTAGTCCAGAGGCTCCCCATCGTTCTCTAATATTCCAGTTTGCAATATCATCTTGATGAGTTGCGTTTGTATCACCATTGATCATGGCATCTTCAAAAGCATCTTCTAGATCTTGAGCGATTTGTCGAGATAGAGCAGGGATAATAGCAAATGCAGAATCCTCACCTGCTGAATCATCAATATTCATAAGAGTAGCAAGACCCTTGGCTCTGACGGTTTTTTGAGCGGTTTCTATGGTACTTGCTTGGTACTTGGCTAGGTCGTCTGTGGCGACACCTTTTATAAAAGGACGACCGCCTCTTGAGAGTTTTGGAATAAGAAGAGTTTCACGTTCCATTTGTACAGATGGCAACAAAGCACGCAAGCCACGAGGAACTTGAAATGTTTGGTACAATTCTGTTTTGAACTCATCAGGAATCCACTCACCACCGACACCAGCATTATCAGCAAAGATTTTATTTACTGCATCTTTCATGAAAGAAGGAGCCTTTTGAAGATGATTGTATAGTTTCATATCTGCTTTAGGTGTATAAGGATCTTTCATCATCATACGAGCAAGTGATCGATCTTGATTCATTTTACAAAGATCTGCGTGCCATTGGTTAGCATAAACATCAGCATCTAGAAGACCTTTTTGCTCAATGTTTACTCTTCCCTGCCCTGTGATATTCTTAGAAACGGTTGCTGTATTCCATTGTACAGATCCATCTTCATTCTTGAATTGCTTAAGTGCAAAGTCATTGTTATGAACTTCTGGTTCATAGGTTTTTGTTTGACCTTCTGCAAGTAACTTTTGAGCATGCTTTAAGTCTTTGACTTGATCCTCAAAGTTACGCAAACGATCGTCTGTGTTTTTTTGATGTGAAACAATACCTGCTATGAGGCGTTTTGCTTCTTCTATTTTGGTGTTCATAGGTTACTCCTATTTTGACGTTAAGATATAGGCAAATGCCTCGATTAAATCATTAAAACTTTTCTCTTCTGTATCATCTTCAGAATCAACTTCTTTTTCTTCTTCAGAATCATCTTCTCTATATTTCTCTTCTTCCTCTTCTTCCATCTCTTTTTCTTCTTCCTCTTCTTTCATTGCATCCTCTTCCATTTCCATCTCTGCTTTAGCAAAAGACACAATATATCTATCATCTTCTTCTTTTACATCTAAGATATGCTTATTCACAATGAGATTATCCTGAATAACTTCTTTTACTTCTCGAAGAATCTCTTCTTTCATTGCGTTATAAAACTTTTGCTCTAACATTGTAGCCTCTCCATTTGCTGGGATTGTTACGATTGATACTTCTAATAATTCTGCTTTGCTATAATACATGCCTCTTTGGCCGTAGTATTTATGATCTGTAGGAAGTTCGGATCTTGACTTGCTTTCAAGTGGTCTAAAACCAACAGAGACAGCATTCATGAATCCTGCTTTGACTTTTCTTTCAACTTCTGCAGCTCTTTCATCTTCCTTATCGAATTCCACGTCAACAATAAGTTTATCATTTCGGACGTAAACATGACCCCTCGCTATAGGTAGTTGGTTTGAATCATGATTGAGTAAAATAACATTATTTCGTTTATAGTTATCTAATATCCACCCCTGTACATTGATGATATCACCATAACGATCAGGAGTAGCAGAAGACGCAACAAACGAAACCTTCTCCTTTGTACTAGAAGTAGGTTCTGTTCTCTTCATTATATAGGTGTATTTATGCATAGATCCTCAATGCAAATATACCAAAGGTGATCACCATGTACAACAATTTGAAAAAATAATTACAATATATTGTTATTTATGTTGAAAAAGAATCAACATTATGCTATTGTATAATTACTAACCAACTAAAGGAGTGTTCAATGACTAATCAACAAAAAATAGAAATCGCAAACTGGATACAAGATCAAAACATCGCAGGATGTTACACTGATGGAAAAATCGAATGTTTCAGTTGGGATCAATTTGATCAAGTAGATTGTATTCTTTCAGATATGGGATGTGAATTTGACTATCAAGAGCACAATATCGGTAGCGAATTTTGGATCATCATAACAATCAAATAACCAATAACCAACAAGGGAGGGTAAAACCTCCCACTAACCAAAGGAGCAACCAATGAAAGCATATACAATAACAATGAAAGTTTTTAATATACAATGGGAAGAGAATGATTTTAGATGGAAGTCACCCAATGAGATCAAAGTATCAATAAAATTATACCCTTCACAATTCCCAAAAGATCAATATGATATGAAAGATTTGATCAATGATTATTTGATAGATTTTTGTGGTGATTGTGATTGTGTCTATGAGTTTGGAAAAGACTTCGACATAGAAGAATCTCAAACAACATACGAAGATGAATTAATGCCTGATAACTCTCATTATGAAGGTGACTGGCAACCATACAGAAGTAATAACCGATGACCAATAGGAGCAAACAATGAATAACCCATATCAAAAACACATAATAAAACTACAAGGCAAGGAGTTTATAACCTTCAAAGGACTTCTAGCAATAGCACATGATCAAGGTCTTCAATCTATAGCTACAGAAATGATTCTGTTAGATAAAGATGCTGTTGAACAAGAGAAGAATGGAAAAACCTATATAACAGTTGCTACAGGTCTATGTATCTTCAAGGCAACAGTCACAGGAGAGAGAGGAACATATAACGCTTTTGGTGATGCTTCACCTAGAAACGTTGGTAAAATGATCGCTCCTCATTTGATAAGAATGGCAGAAACAAGATCAATAGCCAGAGCATTAAGATTATATACTGGATGCGGATATACAGCACTTGAAGAATTAGGAGAAAGATAATGATTGCTTATGATTCTTATACAGGAACAATATCTATCAATGGGCCATCAAAATACTCTACTCCAGTAGTAAAAGATCAAACTGGTGTTTCAGTATATTACAACTCATCAGATAATATTATTCAATTTCATCAACATGGGAAAATCATACATACAAAATCTGTTCCTCCTATCTCTCTTCCTCCTACAATCAAAGAAGAGAAGAGAATAGAGAAGAAAACAGATCAAACTTATACTGATATACTAGAACTCTTTGCAGAACATCAAGAACAATCAGAAGCAGAAAAAGAGCAGATCAATAATCTATCTATCAAGTATTTTTTAGAAGGTGATATCAAATAAAGATTCTTCTGTTTTCTTTACATATAAGATCGGATCTGTAAAAGGATTCGATCTTTTTTTATTCATCGAGTACTGGGATCACTGTACATCTACAGTTTATGTCTTCTTTGGCTTGACCAAAAGAAGCAGGAGAAGAGGCTTCATAACCTCCGTACAAAGATGATAGTTTGAAGTTTTCATTTGCTCCTACTATTACACCATCTAGAGATTTGTGCGAATCCCTTACTCTATTATCATCAGCACTTAACCACTGTTTTTTAACCTGTATTCCTTGTGCTGTGAGTTGTTTATAACTCTCTACTGTACTTTCATTGACTACTCTTGTAGCCTCTGTTCTCGCTATTCTGTTGGCTCTTCCTAATGTAAAGATACCACTTTGATCATCTTGAAGAAGATTCTTTGCAATCTCTCTTGTAGATAATCCATTCTCCAGACCTCTTTGCACAAAGAATCCGATTGATTGACCCGTTGATCTTGTAATATCTATTACTGATTCATTCCAGATCTGTCTAGCATAATCACGACCTCCGAAAACAAGATCCAAAGGTCTTTCCTTTCCTGCTCTTCTATATAGATCGTCAAGTTGTTGATTACCTGTAAGCATCCACCAACCGATCCATTTTTCACCAACTGCTTTCTGAAGTTCTTCTCTTTCTGTTACCAAATCTAACAATTCAGCACTGAATACAATCTCTCCTTTCGTGATACCTTTTGATTCTATTTTTTCGATTCTTTTTACATATCTTTTTTTCGCACCTATTAAATAACTTTTGAAAGCACGCAATAGATCTTTTTCTGCTTTACCTTGTGAGTTTTTCACCCATCTATTCCAATATCTTTTCTTTGTTCGTTCTTCCTTCTTTGATTCATCAATCTTTTTCTTCATTTGATTGATAACCTTTTTCATTTTGCTTTGACCTATAGACCCGATGGATAACCATTTGATCTGTGCTACGATTCCGGCAATAGTTGACAGGTTGACAGGATGAGATGAATCTGAGAACTGAGAACCGTCTTTAAGGTGTCGAGCAA